GTTGTGGTTTTAACAGCTAGAAACACGGATTCGTTATCCGGTAACACAGCGACTTACTATCTTGCAATAGGAAAACACATAGTTAACAGCAAAGTTGATGTGCTCTGGAGTAGTGGACTGACCACAGGAGGAAGTGCAAACCACCCTAGCTTTACGTTTTCTTTGGATACAACCAACAACCAACTACTTGCAAGTCCAGTGTCCAACACAAGCGGAACATTTTACTTTTATGCAACTGTACTCCATAACTTAACACTATCATAAAGGAGGAATGACCTATGCCATTAGAAAGACCAGATAAGTTCATGCTGGGCAGTGATGTCCAGCAACCCATTCAAGATAACACCGATAAAATAGCTGATATTCGAAACGTCCTGATGACTGTCAAATATTTTGGAGCGATAGGGGATGGAACTTCGCACCCTTTATCTCAAAAGTATGCTACATTAGCTGAAGCTCAAGTAGTTTACCCTCACGCCACAGCGCTTACAGATGAGATTGACTGGTGCGCGATTCAGAAGGCTGTAAACGCAACCTATGACGTGCGCATCCCTAACGGGGTGTACATGGTAAACAAAACGGTTGTTTTTAGAAATGACATCCGTATTTCTGGGATGGCTGGAAAGAACGCTTCAGCAATTAAAGCTGTAGCAAGCTGGGATAACGTGGCCAACCCCTCAGTTGTTAAAATGAACGGTAGCGGAAGCATCCTACGTGACATAAATATCTCTTGCACAGCGATTACGGATGACACAAAGAAACCAGATTGCATACTAATTGCGAAGGACAGCGCCACAAGTAGCAACCTTCCTTGGGAAGCTAGCTTGTACAACGTAGTTACGAATGGTGGTCTCAACGGGTTACACATCAAGGAAGGTCTTGAGACGCACATCACACGTTGTCAGTTTAAAACGGCTATCGGTGCCGGAGTTTATGCTGAACAACCTGACGTTTACGCAAACGATGTTTCAACAGATGGTTGTAAGAACGGGCTTAAAACACTTGGTGGATCAGTTACAGCCCATCACTTCCACGCTATCAACTCAACACAAGATGGTTTTTACTTGGAGGGTGCTGACTTCTGCCAGTTAACCGACTGTCACGCGGACACAAGTGGTTGGTCAGGTTACAAACTTGTGAATACGAAACGTATCATGATGACAGCATGCTGGTCTTTCGATAGCAGTGCGGCTTCTGGACAAACAAATGTGTACTCTGACTGGTCTTTCACCAACGTTACAAATAGTTTGTTTACAAACTGTAACTCAAAAGGTGCTACTGTCGAAACACAAGGGTACTTGACTAAGGCTTCTATGTACTTTGATTCGACTAGTGTTGGAAACCACTTCGTAAACTGCCACGCTAACACAACTCCGTGGGGAGCAGGTTCAGATAACGGATCAGAAGCTATAATGAACAGAAACAGATTTGTTTCTTGTACAGGTGCGCTAGCTCGTTACAATGCTAAAGAAAACACTTCAAAGCATGCGTTTACTCTGTCGGCTGGTACAAGTAATACAGCGAATAGTTATTTGTTCTTCAGCCCTGCGTTGACATCAAATGCTATGATTGTAGAGGTTAGAATCACAGCTAGGGAAACCAACGCACCCAAGAAGTTATACTTTGGGAGAGCCTACAAAGCTATAACAAATGACACAACAGCAGCAGAAATGACCATGGTTGACCTGTTGGGTTCAGATGCTACTGATGCTAAAAACTTTACCCTAACAGTAGCTTTGCATTCAGATGGTGACAAGGTAAGTGTAACTATAACAAACAACTCTGCTCAGATTGTTAACTATGGGGTGGAAATTGAATACATGCACCCACCTAAATTTACGGCTTAGTTGTACATTAACAAGCTGACAAGAACTTTTTTACCCCGTAATAAAAGACATGTAAATATATAATATCATGTATATACTTGTATAATGAATATAATGTACAAGTATGTACATACATAATCTATTCAAATACTACGTATTTGAAGGCTAGCGCCACAACTTAATATTTTATGTACAGGTAGGAGTATATTGTCTTCTACCTGTTTTTATTAGGTACTTAGGAGGTTATAAAGAATGACTAAACTTATTATCGATAATGTGTTTACGAAGGTTGAGAGCAGTGATGTAGACCTGCTTAATTTTATAGACTCCGAGCTTGCTATTAAAGACAAGCGATGTTTTTTCGATCCTGAGTTCAAGAATGGTAGGTGGGATGGGTATGTTAGGTTCTTTAATCGAGATACGAACACCTTCCCTACTGGATTACTCTACAAGCTCTTAGATTTACCTGAGAACGATTTTGAGTTGGTAGATAACCGAAAGTATACGAAACGAGTTATTCCGGCTGAGATTGACTTGTACGAGCCTGACGCTCCTGAAGGTAAGATAACTCTACGAGACTACCAATACTTGGCAGTTTACAACGCGATGGATAAGTTACGCGGTATTGTGAATGTGGCAACGAACGGTGGTAAAACTGAGATAGCTTCCGGCTTGATTAAGGTGATTCTTCCTACGCTTAAGAAAGAGGAGAGAATCATTTTCGTCACGCATTCTAAGGAGATTATGCATCAGAGTGCTGAGCGGATAGCCCGTCGCCTTAACATAAACGTTGGTAAGATTGGTGATGGTATTTGGAATCTTGAGCAGGTGTCCGTCGTGATGGTTCCTACGATAGCTCGTAATCTGAAAGCGATTGATGGTGCGATAACTTATCGAGGTGAAATGTCTGGTGTGAAACTTATTCTAGACTTAGCCGGTTCAGCTATCACGAAGAATGGGTATGGACACAGGCAGACTCTCCTTAACCTGTTAGCCGTAGTGGAAGATGAATACCGAAAGTTACAGCGACGTGAAGAGCCTTGCAAAGATGAAGAAAGAGCTATCGATATACTTACTGCTACGTTGGCCAATGAGAAGACCGACAAGGGCATTTATAAGCTCGTAGAGAAGATGAAGAAGTCTTTAGCTAAGTACGAAGAAAAAGAGCTGAGAAAGAAAAAAGAGAAGACTGCGATGGCTAAGGAAATCTTGGAGAGCGTTCGATGCTTTATCATTGACGAAGCGCATCACGCCTCCTCAAGTACCTTTATTGACACGCTAAACGCGTGTACGAATGCCGTGTACAGAATCGGGTTAACTGGCACTATTGACGAGAAGAACGAAATTAACATGTTAAAGCTATTTGGAGTTACGGGAAAACCTGTTGTCCAAATCAAAAATGAGCTTCTAATAGAACGGGGCTACTCTGCTAAACCAACTATTCTGATGACTCCCATAAAAACTCCTAAGCTTGGAAAAGCTAACTTTCAAGTTGCATACCAGAAGGGTATCGTTGAAAACGCCTACAGAAATAAAGTAATCACAGAACAAGTAAAAAAGGAATACGACGAAGGGAAAGGCTGTCTTATCATTGTTAATCGTAAAGAGCACGGTGAGAACATAAAAGACAGACTTGAAGAAATGGGAGTTGAGTGTGAGTTTACTCACGGTTCCTACGAAAACCGTGAAGGTGTACTTAAAGATATGACTTCTGGTAAGCTAAAAGTTCTGATAGCAACTACTATTCTTGACGAGGGAGTAGATATTGCAGGAATAAACTGCCTTTGGATGGCTGCTGGAATGAAGTCGTACAGAATGGTGTTACAACGTGTCGGGCGTGGGCTTAGAAGGAAGGCAGACGGCAGTGGGCTGACAGTCTATGACTATCTTGATGACACGTCAGATTATTTAAAAAGTCACACCTACCAACGGTTTGCTTACTATAAGGAGGAAGGATTTGAGATTAGAAAGTATGAAGAAAATATTTGATGATGGCTGGGAACCACCCGATGCGTCTCATAACCATAAGCCGATAGAATATGAAATAAACGAAAATGGTTGTTGGATTTGTGTATCACATGGAAACTACCACCCAAAGAGAAGACCTCGTGTGAAGCGCAATAGCAAAATGTTTAACATTCCTAGGTTGTCATACGAGTTTCACAATAACGAAAAGATACCGGAGGGTATGTATATTCTTCATTCTTGCGACAACAAGAAATGTTTGAATCCAGCCCACCTTCGAGTTGGAGACCAACAAGAGAACATGGATGACGCTAAAGAGCGTAACCGCGTAAACAGGGAACGTAAACGACTAGACGAGGTTTCTGCGTATCAAATAAAATATCTTATTGCGTCAAGGATGTTCTCAGATAGGGAGATTGCAGAACAATACGGTGTCCAACAGAAAACAGTTCGCTCTATACGTATCGGAAAAAGATGGTTTGACCTTGTCTGTGAAACAAACTTTTCTGACAAGCATTTATCTAAAGCGAAAATGAATCAAAAGAAATTGCTGTCTCGTGAAGAGAAACTGGAAGTTAAGAGATTATTAAGCGAGGGTTACGGAACTGGTGAGCTAGCTGAGCGCTTTGGAGTTTCCACCTCGACTATTAAACATATAAGGAGAAATTATGAGTAAATGCAATCGTTTGTTAGTAAAAGCTTTTGGAGTTGATAGAAACGGAGAATGTGCGTATGCGGAAAACGAGAACTTCACCGCGAAAGGCTGTACAGGCGAAGCCGGTAAGTGTGGTTGTACGCATGCTGAGATTAACCTATTGAAGAAGATACCTGAGCCGTACTACGTATTTGTTTCTCACTCCCCATGCCTGAACTGTGCTATCGCGTTGGACAAGGCAGGGGTACCTGTAGTAGAGTATTTCCATGAATACCGAATAAAAGATGGGATTGAGTTCCTACGCTCGAAAGGTATATTAATTAAGCAAATGCTTAGATAGGAGAATTGAATGAACAATCAGCTGTTTAATACGATAGTAAGTATTCAGCAAGATATCTATACGAACCACGGAAACCTACGAACGGATGTTCATTACCAAGAAGGGTATGGAGCTATCTTTGTACGAGAAGGGCAAACGCTCCACCCTGCTAATATCCTAACTGCCGTTTCTGAACAGGAACTATTCTTAAGAAGCCACTTTATGTAATTGGCTTCTTTTTCTTTTGACATTTTTCCCAGAAAGTTGTTGAATTGTGTATTTTTATTTAGTATGATAATGTTGTAGCCGAGATAAGCTACTAATAACCGAGTTAAAAAGGAGAGGTTAAGATGAGAAAGTATAAACGCGGTGAGACGATTTATGTTGCGAGTGGTTCCCAGTATAGTCTTCCTAACGAGCGTATTGTTGAAACGGTTAAGCGTGATGGAACTTACAGAGTAAAGGACACCGATCCTACAAACCTTCATCGTTGGATTGTAAAGCCTATGTTTATCATCCCTACGAAAGAAGAGTTTGAAATTGAATGCGAAGTGGTTCTTGCTAGAATCGAAGAGCATAAGAAAATGCACCCAGAATACTACGATGAAAGCATCGTTCCGTTCCCTACGATAGATAGAGAGCGTTACTATAGAATGAATGGCGATCCTATGATTCCTGAAACCCAACATAACTCGAAGTGGGGTAAGTAAGTTGTCTGGGCAACTATAAAAAGTCCTTTAAGCCTAGAGCGTTCCTGAAGTGGTTATCCCACTTCTAGGAGGTGGGAGAAAATCCTAAACTTATCGAGTCAAAAAAGGAGAGGTAACAAAGGATGAGCAAGCGTATCTATCTAAACAATATTGAAAGCGTTACAGTATTTGATGAAGGATTTATCGTAGTATTCAAAGCTATTGGAGCCAAAGTTGTAGGTAAGTGCGTTGGTGAGTCTGACGTAATAACGAAAGCAGAAGCGCAACAGTTTGTTTATGAAAAATACAAAAATAAGGCTGGTTACAGCGTTATTATATAAAATCGAGAATATAAAAGGAGAGATTTTAAATGACAAGTTTACGTTATGTTTTACAGTACAAAGAGGTAATTGGAGAATTTAGTCTTCGCACTAACTTAAAGGTGGTTGGCACAAAGTATATGAACGAGCAAGTCCACTTCTTGTTTAGTGACGGTGAGTATTATACGGTAAAAGCGATGGAAGACACTAACCTGTCTTAAACAACTAAATTAATTATAAATAACAGCCCACTCGTACCTATGAGTGGGTTTTTTCGTGTACAAAAGAGTAAATTGTGTTCGACGATTCTTTAATTAGGTAAGACGAATTTTAAACTGGGGTGAACGGGTTGAATTTAGTGGAGAAAATTTGTAGTTTTGGAAGTATGGCGATCCCGGATGAGGTTTGGTATCATCCTGAATTAAAGCCTACTGACATTAAACTCTATAAGGTACTTATGGATTATGGAAAATTAATATTTGGATTCTCGAATGGGAAGAAAACGTCTGATGGTGAACCAATCATCGACGTTTCACAACAGACACTAGGCGAAAAGGTTGGAGTGTCTGATAAAACAATTCAAAAGTGTTTAGCTCGTTTGAAGAAGGTGAAGTTGATTGACATCGATGACCTTCGAGGATTCAAACGAAATAACCTTATCACCCTTATAGGCGAGTTCTTTGGTATTAAGCGAGAGCCTAAACAAGAAGCTTCTGACTTCGTTAAGAAAGCTGAGCAGAAGCGTAAAGAAGTCCTTGAAGGGCAAAAACAACCTAAGGAGAAGAAGGGGCTGTTGACTGTGGAGAAACTACCTGTCGTTCGAAAATCGATTAAACGTGTTCCAATCAAGATACCGTTTAATATGTTGATGGAAATGAAGTTGCGAGAAATGGGTGGCTATACGTCGGCTGAGAAGCGAGTTATTGAGATAGCTGAGCATTACGATATGCTTGTCTCTAAGCATGCTAACCGTTCTTTCCACCGTTCGCTACCTAAAGAAGACAAAACAGAAGGCAAGCACTGGAAGTCATTTATGAAGCTCTACGATTTATGTAAAGAAAAGGGCTGGGATCCGAAGCTATTCCTTGAAGTTCAGTTTACGAAAGCGAAACGACACTGGAAGAAAGTACGATACCCGTTTCCGAATATGTTATGCTCTGAGAACGCTCAGAAGAGTTTTGAGAGACACCAGTTGGAATATAAAGAGAAATATAAGAACGAACGATTTGGCGCTGAGAAAGCCCAAGAGACGATTTCATTGGACAAACGTATTATTAAAGAAATTATGCATACGGCTAGCTTTTTACCGATGTACACACACGGAGATACAGACCGTGATAGACAAGAAGCGAAAGCCATTCGTATCTTTGACGCTTGGGAAGAGTGTTCCCCGTTCTACCTTTGGAGTATCCCTTGGTTTGACCGCCTTCTAAAAGAACAAGCAGAAATGTACCCTGATAATAAGAAGATTAAAGAAACGCAAGAGCTATTCGCGATGATTAATAAATCGAAGCGTATACAGAAAGTCATACTGGCTGCTGTAGAAGTTGTTGAGAGAAAATATGACATACCTAAAAACATTGACATCGGGGCGTAAACTTTGCGAACGATTGCTTTAGTTAGGTTGTAAGTAGGTAAAGGAGGGAATACCCCTTGGCAGGAGTTTACGAGTTTTCTCCGTCCTTTCAAGAAAAGATACTTTCTATGATTTGGCGAGAACCAACGTTTTATACGATTTACAAAGAGTGTGTAAAGCCACAGTACTTCGAGAGTGATGTTCATATTGATTTAGCGAGGGTGTTTAACGATTATTACGAAAAATATCAAGTGCAACCCTCTCCTGAAGTCATCCAAGAAGAGGTACGAAAGCTAACTGCCCACTCGAAAGTTAAGAAAGAGAAAGAAAAAGATTATCTGGAGTGTGTTGACCGGTTAATGAATATGGATTTAGCGGATAGGGCTTACGTTCAAGATAGCGCGATTGCGTTTGGTAAGAAACAAGCTCTGACGGAAGCAATCCTAAAATCGGTTGATGACCTACAGAAAGCGAAAGACTTCAGTATTATCGAAAAGCGAATAAAAGAAGCCAACCAAGTTGGTGAAAACATCGGTGATTTAGGTACTGACTACTTTGAAACGATTAACGCCCGTATGCCGGTGTACCACGAGCGAGACGCTGAGAAGATCAAAACTGGTATCGATAAAGTTGACCAGCTGATGGCTGGAGGGCTTGGACGTGGTGAACTTGGAATTGTTATCGCACCTCCGGGAACTGGTAAAACTTTATCCCTAGTAAACTTCGGTGCGGCTGGTGTTAACCAAGGTAAAAACGTTGCCCACTTCTCTCTGGAGATGAGTGAACAACGCGTAACGCAACGTTATGATAGCACGTTTACGAACAAAGACTTTGCGTATATTCGTGATAACCAAGATAGCGTTGCGAAAGCTCTTGGTATGATTAAGAAGGTTCGTAAAGGTAGGTTGAAAGTAAAGTCGTTCCCGACCCGTACTTGTACGGTTGACATGATTAAAGCGTACTTGACGAAAGTTAAGTTGGCTGATGGGTTCGTACCTGACGTAATCATCATTGACTATCCCGACTTATTACGTCCTACATCGACGTACAGCGAACGTAGAACAGAGCTTGAAATCTTATACGAAGAACTACGTGGATTGGCTCAAGAGTTCGATGCGGCTATGTGGGGGGCGTCACAAACGAACCGTGGAGCGCTTGAAAAGAAAGTTGTCACTATCGCTGACTTGGCTGAATCGTTTGGTAAAGCTGCTGTAGCTGACTTTATGATTGCGATTTCTCAAACGAAAGAAGAAAAGAAAAACAACGAGCTACGTTACTATATCGCGAAGTCTCGTAATGGTGAATCTGATTTTACTGTTCACTGTGATGTCTTCTACGATAAGATGCGTGTCCGTTCGAACGCTGAACGACAGCTAGCCTTTGAGCTTCAAGAAGATGACGAAGATGATGGTGGAGATAACAAGAAGCGTGGTAAACGTATGGAGCGCGAAATAAAAGCGAAGAAGGAATCTGAAGGTAACGTTATGAAAGACGTTATGGAAATTATGAAGAATAAGGAGAGTAGCTAATATGAAATTTGTATCTTTCAGTGATTTGCACGCGCACAACTTTGCTGACTTTTCGCAGGTTGATGACGTAACGGGAAATAGTAGGCTAACAGACATCGTAGGATGTCTGGATAGCATTTTGGAATACTGCTTGGAGCATGATATTAAGTGGGTACTAGATGCCGGTGATATCTTCCATAAGCGTAAAGCGGTTGACACACCTATTATGAATAT